TTGCGCTCTAAATTTGACGGTGCCTCCCACCCTCAGAAAAAATGGTTTTGGGCCTAAAATGCCCACACGCTTTCCAGTTAGGAGAAAAAGTGAATCTGCCAAAGACGCTACCGAAGACAGACACGATGCGCCTGAAGGAGCTCAAAGAGCTGCTCCTGAAATCTGGCGGCAAGAGTGTTGTTCAGAAAGTGCTCGACATCGCGATGGATGACGCACATCCCGGACAGATGACGGCTCTGAAGATGTGCATGGATCGCACACTACCCACCAGTTTGTTTGAAAAAGAAAAGGGCGCGCGTTCAGCCGTCACGATCAATATAACTGGCTTGGGCGAAGCGCCGACGATCATAGAAGCAAAGGATATAACGGATGTCTGACCTTAACTTCCAGCTTCTGCCCTGGCAGCAACAGGTCTACGCCGACCAGACCCGCTTCAAAGTCATCGCCGCCGGTCGCCGGTGCGGTAAGTCTCGCCTCGCCGCTACCACGCTGATCATCGAGGCGCTCAAGTGCCCGCCGGGCAGTGCCGTGCTGTACGTCAGCCCCACGATGGGACAGTCGCGCCAGATTATCTGGGACTTGTTGCTCGATCTGGGCCGGGAAGTCATCTCGGGCAGTCATGTGAACAACCTCGACATCACGATGATAAATGGCGCGCGTATATACGTTCGCGGTGCAGACCGCCCGGACACGCTGCGCGGTGTGTCATTGACGTATGCGGTGCTCGACGAGGTGGCTGACATCAAGCCAGAAGCCTGGGAACAGGTGATCCGAGCGTCTTTGTCTGACAAAAAGGGCCGGGCGATGTTCATTGGCACGCCAAAAGGTAGAAATTGGTTCCACGATCTGTGGAAATTAGGCCAAGAGGATCAAGACAAAGACTGGAAAAGCTGGCACTTTACGACCAAAGACAACCCATTGATCGATCCGAGTGAGATTGAGTCGGCGAAAAAGACCCTCTCCTCATTTGCCTTCAAGCAGGAATACCTTGCCAGCTTCTCAAACGCAGGATCCGACATCTTCAAAGAGGACTGGATCAAGTACGGCGAAGAACCGCAGCACGGCAGCTACTTCATCGCGGTGGACTTGGCGGGTTTTGAGGAGGTGGCCAAGCAGGCGGCGAACTCAAAGAAGCGCCTAGACGAGTCGGCCATCGCGATAGTAAAGGTAACTGATGAAGGCAAGTGGTTTGTTAAAGAAATTGAACATGGCCGCTGGGACGTTCGGGAGACGGCGGCTAAGATCCTGATGAAGATCCGCGATTACCGGCCCTTGTCGGTCGGGATCGAGCGGGGGTCGCTCAAGAATGCGGTTTTGCCGTATTTGTCAGACCTGATGCGAAAGAACAACGTCTACGCGCATATTGTGGATTTGACGCATGGCAACCGAAAGAAGGCAGATCGCATCATTTGGGCGTTGCAAGGACGGTTTGAGCATGGCAGAATCGTGCTAAATCAGGACGAGGACTGGGACGACTTCACCGACCAGCTTCTAATGTTCCCGGCGCAGGGGGTGCATGACGACCTGCCCGATGCCTTATCATATATAGACCAGTTAGCGGTCACGTCTTACTTCCAAGAGGAAGATCAGGATGATTGGCAACCGCTCGATGTCATAAGCGGAGTCTAACTATGGAATTTTACGAGCCTACTGAGGGCGACAAAGAGCTTCTGGCCTTTGTGACGGATCACTGTGACCGCTGGAGGGACTGGCGCGACACGAACTTCCTGCCCGCATACCTCGAATACGAGCGTATTTTCCGGGGTCAGTGGGCGGCGGAAGACAAGATGCGCGAATCGGAGCGCTCTAAACTTGTCACTCCCGCAACGCAACAAGCTGTTGAGACTCGCCACGCGGAGATCATGGAAGCGATCTTCGGCCAAGGCGAGTTTTTTGACATTCAAGACGACATCCAAGACGTTAATGGCAACCCCATCGACGTTGAGATGATCAAAGCGCAACTGATGGAGGACTTCAAGCAGGATAAGATCCGCAAGTCCATCGATCAGATCGAATTGATGGCCGAAATCTACGGCACGGGCATCGGCGAGATTATCGTCAAGACCGAAAAGGTCTTTGTGCCCGCAACTCAGCCGATTCCGGGCCAAATGGGCCAAGCGGCCATCGGTGTGGTGGAAAAGCCCCGCGTTGCGGTGAAGATTGTCCCGGTCAACCCCAAAAACTTCCTGTTTGACCCCAACGGCACGAGCATCGACGACTGCATGGGCGTGGCAATCGAGAAGTATGTCTCGATCCACAAGGTGGTCGAGGGTATGGAGCGTGGAATCTACCGCAAGGTGGACATCCAGACGGCCTCCGAGGACACGGATCTGGAGCCGACGCAGGAAATCAGCCAGTACGAGAGCGATAAGGTGCGTCTGCTGACGTACTACGGTCTGGTGCCGCGCGAGTATTTGACTAACAAAGACGAAGAAGTCGAAGACCTCTTCCCCGAAGACTCGACCGCTGACGAGTACAGCGATCTGGTCGAAGCGATTGTCGTGATCGCCAACGAAGGCTATCTGCTCAAAGCAGAAGAGAACCCGTACATGATGAAGGATCGCCCTGTGCTGTCCTATCAAGATGATACGGTTCCCAACCGACTGCTCGGTCGCGGCACGGTGGAAAAAGCATACAACATGCAAAAGGCCATCGATGCCGAGGTGCGTAGCCACCTTGACTCGCTGGCGCTGACCACCGCCCCCATGATGGCGATGGATGCAACGCGACTGCCGCGCGGCGCGAAGTTTGAAGTGCGCCCAGGCAAGGCGATCCTGACCAACGGCAACCCCAACGAGATTCTGTTCCCGTTCAAGTTCGGCAACACCGATGGCGCGAATCTGGCCACGGCCAAGGATTTCGAGCGGATGCTTCTGCAATCGACCGGCACCCTGGACAGCCAGGGCATGGTCAGTCAAGCGGCGCGCGATGCGGGTGGTATGTCGCTGGCGGTGGCCACGATTATCAAGAAGTACAAACGCACGCTGGTGAACTTTCAGGAAGACTTTTTGATCCCGTTCATCCAGAAGGCGGCTTTCCGCTATATGCAGTTCGACCCCGAGCGTTATCCGTCGGTGGATATGAAGTTCATTCCGACGGCCACGCTGGGCATCATTGCTCGCGAGTACGAGCAGCAGCAGTTCATTGGTTTGCTCCAGACCCTAGGCCCGGACACCCCTGTGCTGCCCCTGCTTTTGAAGGGCATCCTGTCCAATAGCAGCCTTACCAACCGCTACGAGCTGATCGCAGCCCTGGATCAGATGGCCCAGCCCAATCCTGAAGCGCAGCAAATGCAGCAAATGCAACAGCAATTGGCGCTGCAAGCGGCTCAGGCTCAGATTGCGGTGCAGACGACCCAGGCTGAGCAAAACCGCGCAGAGGCAACCAAGCTGATGACCGAGGCGCAGTTGATGCCGCAGGAAGTTCAGGCTAAAGTGCTGGCCAATGCGACGAAGAACCTGCCTGCTGGCGGTGAGTCTGACGAGTTTGAAAAGCGCGTGAAGATTGCCGAGCTGATGCTCAAAGAAGCGGACATCAAGAACAAGTCCAAGATCGTGGAGCTTCAGATGGCCGAGAAGCGAAATCAGGTCTCGGGAATGGAAGAAGACTTCTTGGAGGAATTGACCAAGGAGTTGGGCAATGGACGTTGAAAGCCTCGCCAAACAGCTAATCCTCAAGGGGATGACTGAGGAGCAGCAAAAGGCTGTTCTTCAGTCGATCAAGACCACGATGGGTCAGGCTCGCGAGCTGCAAAAGCAGCGCGTGGGTGAGCAGGCCCGTCTGGTCATCGAGGCTCTGAAGAAGATTGAGTCCGACATTCTTAGTCGATACGATAGTCTGGGCAACAAGATCGAAGAGCGTGTTGCCTCCATCAAGGATGGCAAAGACGGGCGTGATGGAGTCAACGGGCGCGACGGCCGTGCGGGTCGTGATGGCACTCCTGGCCCGATGGGGCCGAGAGGTGTTAATGGGCGCGATGGAGTTGACGGGAAAGACGGCCAAGATGGTGTCTCGGTTACCGATGCGCGGATTGACTTTGACGGTTCGCTGATCATCTCGCTGTCTACGGGCCGCGAGATCAACGTGGGTGAGGTGGTGGCCCCTGATCTGGCTGAGAAGATCAAGGTCATTACCAATGGTGGCGGCACGAGCCAGTCGGTGCTCGACACCCTGGCATCGCTCCAGACCCAGATCGATAACCTCATCCCCAGCCAAACGGGTAATGCGGGTAAGTTCCTGACCACCGATGGCTCGGTGCTGTCTTGGGCCAACGTGGCCGGGGGCCTGGACTATCAGGGCACTTGGAACGCAAGCACCAACACCCCGACCCTGGCTTCTGGCACGGGCACGAATGGCCACTACTATGTGGTGTCGGTCGATGGCTCGACGAACCTCGATGGCATCACGGATTGGAAGGCGGGCGATTGGCTGATCTTCAACGGCACGGCGTGGCAAAAGATTGATCAGAGCTGGGCGATTGCCGGGGCTAACAACAACATCACTTCGATGACGGGGCTGACGGGTGGTATCTCTTCGCCCGACTTCATCCAGTTTGACACTACTCCATCAACCACACCCGCAACGGCTGGCGCGCTGTATTGGAATACCGCAGACGGCGCTAAAACGCTGGATCTGGTCATGGAAGGCGGCAACGTCGTCCAGCAGATCGGCGAAGAAGTCTATTTCCGAATCAAGGCCAGCTCTGCCGTAACGAACGGCCAAGCCGTCATGTTTACCGGCACGGTGGGTGCCAGCGGCGCGCTGCAAGGTGCTCCCGCTAGCGGTTTGACCGCTGATACAGCGGCATACTTCATGGGCGTGGCCACTGAAGATATTGCGCTAAACGGCTGGGGCTATGTGACGCATTTTGGCGTTGTCCGTGGGGTGGACACCTCGGGCGGCGCTGAAGCATGGGTAGATGGACAGATCCTCTACTACGACCCGACTGTGGCGGGTGGCCTGACCAAGAACGTCCCAACGGCCCCTGCGGCCAAGATTCAGGTGGCTGCGGTGCTGTACGCCTCCGCTGTCAATGGCTCTTTGTTTGTGCGGCCTGTCATTCGATCCAGGCTGCAAAACCTAAACGATGTCGAGACGGCGGGGGCATCAACCGGCGATCTGCTTCGCTATACGGCAAGCGGTTACTGGCAGCACGTCCCACCGTCGAACATCACAGGCATTGGCAGTCTGGCCAACGCGCTGACTATTGGGTCGGGCCTAAGTGGCACTTCGTATGACGGCTCAAGCCCTGTAACGATCACCAACACCGCCCCGGATCAAGTGGTCTCGCTCACTGCGGGCACGGGCATCAGCACGAGCGGAACTTACCCCAACTTCACCATCACCAACGCAGCCCCAGATCAGACGGTGTCGATCACTGGCGCGGGCACAACGAGCGTCACAGGCACCTACCCCAACTTCACAGTCACATCGAATGACCAGTATGTGGGTACGGTCACCAGCGTTGGCGGCACGGGCACGGTCAACGGCATTAGCCTGTCGGGTACGGTCACCTCATCTGGCAACCTGACACTGGGTGGCACACTTTCTGGCGTGGATCTGACGACCCAGGTAACGGGCACGCTGCCGATTGCCAATGGCGGTACGGGCCAGACGACGGCCAACGCAGCCTTTAACGCCTTGGTGCCTAGTCAGACTTCCCAATCTGGGAAATATCTCACGACTGATGGCACGAACACCTCCTGGGCGACGGTCAACGCTGGGGCTTCGCTGTCCAACGACACGAGCACCAGCACCAACCTCTACCCGCTGTTTGCCAATGCGACGACCGGCACGCCCACCACGCTGTACACCAGCAACGCGAAGCTACTCTATAAGCCCAGCACCGGCGAGTTGAGCGTCTCAGCCCCTCGGGCCAGCAACGGCATCGTAGTCAACAGCCAGACGGTGAGTGCTGATTACACGATTGCCTCTGGCGATAATGGCTTGAGCGCTGGCCCGGTATCTGTTGCCTCGGGCATTACGGTCACTGTTTCTTCTGGATCTGTTTGGACGGTTGTATGACCCTCGTACTCAACGGCACCACTGGCGTCTCTGCGGTTGATGGCTCCGCTGCTACCCCCGCTATTCAAGGTGGTGACACCAACACCGGCGTCTTCTTCCCTGCTGCGGATACTGTGGCGATTGCTACGGGGGGCACGGAGCGGGTGCGGGCGGATAGCTCGGGGCGAACGATTGTTCAAAACGGCCCAGTTGGTGCAGGGCAGACCAGCAGCGTCAAAGGCGTTCAGACTTACTTCGACGCAACCAACAACATCGGCTACATCTACAGCACGCAATCTGGTGTTGCTAACTATCGGCTGTCGTTGAATGGTGCTGACATTGACTTCAATCAAGGCCAAGCCCGCATCGACAGCAGCGGGAATCTGCTGGTGGGGACGACGAGTGCTATTTCAAGCTCAAGGCTTGCTGTAGTTGGAGATGTTGCCGATCATTTGATTCGTATACGCAACGACAACGGCAGCACTCCAGCAGGCGTTGACGTAAATTACAACGCAACAGCCCCCAACAATACGGGGAATACATTTTTTCAGGGGCGAGATAACGTTGCTGTGCGATTTACTGTTCGCTCAAACGGCGGCATTGCAAACTTCAGCGGCAACAACGTCAACCTATCAGATCGCCGTGAGAAGACCAACTTCGCCCCTGCTGGTGAGTATCTGTCGAAGATTTGCGCCATCCCCGTGCAGACCTTCAACTACGCCGACCAGAACATGGAAGAAGACCCCGGCCTGACGCTGGGCGTGGTGGCGCAGGATGTTCAAGCCGTTGCGCCTGAGTTGGTGATGGAATCCAACTGGGGCACGGCAGAAGAACCGAAGATGCGCCTGTCGATCTACCAGACCGACCTTCAGTACGCGCTTATGAAGTGTATCCAAGAACAACAAGCCATGATCGTCGCGCTCAAAGCCGAAGTTGACGCGCTCAAAGGAGCACAAGCATGAGCCTCGTAAAAATTCAGGGCAACGCCTCTGGCACCGGCATATTCACCGTGGCCGCACCGGCTACGAATACGGATCGCACGCTGACGCTGCCGGATGCGACGGGGACGGTTGTAACCAAATCTGGGACTTACGTCGCCACTTCTGAGTTGGCTTCCGGCACCGCAGACAGCACAACGTATCTGCGCGGCGATCAAACGTGGGCAACGGTTACATCATTACCCGGAGCACAGGCGCAAGTTTTTTCAGGTAACGGCACATTCACCATTCCTACAGGCATAACCGCCGTAAAAGTTACTGTTGTTGGTGGCGGTGGCGGTGGCGGTGGCGCAACTATTAACGCTTGTGGAACAGGCCAATCTGGGAGCGGCGGGGCCGGTGGCACCGCTATTACTTGGCTTACTGGTTTGACTTCTGGTAATACGTTAAGTGTAACTGTTGGTGGTGCGGGCGGTGGTGGATCACCACCAAATACTGGCGGTACAGGAGGCACTTCATCTGTTTCTTCGGGTAGTCAAGCCATTACCACAATTAGTGCTACGGGTGGAAGTGGTGGCGGTGGAGGGGCTGGTGGAGCAAGTCAGGGTACTGGCGGCAATGGCGGAGGCACCTCTGGTGGCGCCCTGGGTATAGC